AAAAATCGAACTCCGGCGTTTCGGAGTCCGGCGTCAGGCTCACACGCCTGATAAGACAATTCCAAGGGTGAGAGCGAAACACAGAATCGCGAACAAAGGTGTAGCGCTGATTGCAGATGCGCGCAGCTTTACTGTCCTCTGTCAAAGCCAATATGTTTGACGCGCCGATCATGTTCAGCGCGCTGTTACAGATATCAACTACCGATGCCATGTTTCGCCTCTCGTTTAGTCTACAACGTAATACATTGTAAGCTCGATGGTTCCTGTACCAGCTGCACCAGCAAGGGTGACTGTGACAGGGTAGCCATCTTCGTTTGCGTCAATCTCAATGCCTGAGCCAAGCGCCAGCGTTGCTGCGACATCTACCTTTTGAGCAGATGTAGAAGCTGCAGCTGCCTTGAACTCATCAGCATCAAGAGCGACTGTTGTGCCTGCGCGATTAACGTAAGCACCATGTCCCACTGCTAATGTGGTCGATGAACCCAATGCATCATGTGCCAGCTGGCCGTGCAAAATGCGCGCACCGTCCGGCAGGATGAACATTTCGATGACCTCATCGGCTGCCAATGATGATGCTTCATAAACACCATGTGCAACACGAACCCGGCCAGCAAGTTCATTCGGCTTGTTCATTACAGCAGGAGTTGCGCGTGAATTAGTGCGCTGTGTTGAATATACAGTACCCATAATCTCGCCTCCTTACTCTGAACATTTGATTTCGATTACTTTAGCTTCTTCCATCCGGGTCGCCCCTAATGTTTGGCTATAGTAAACTTGGGTTGCATAGCTCTTATCAGCTCGCTCATCGATCCGGCTTGTTGGCTCTTTACCAATCGCTACCTTCATGCCGTCCTGCGCCCATGCAATAACACGCCGATCTGACGAGCCATCAACAGGCAAACGGTTTGAAACTATGAATTGGAAGCCGACAAAGGAATCAATCGCACCAGTTGCCAAGCTACGCACTGTGTTGAAATCCGCTGAAGTTACGGTTGTGTTATTCAACAGATCTGAAATCTGCTTTGGTGACACAACAATGTAACGCGGGATTGATGGATCAACAGAGTTCGCATCAAGCTTTTGCTTTGCCTCAACAAGCTTTGCAATGGTCAATCCACCTGAGCCAGATGCAATCTGGTTGGCAGCTGGGAATGACGTTGTGGTGCTACCATCTTTGCCTGTCTTAGCATCGCCAAGAAAAGCAGTAATGATAACATCATCCATTGCCCTGCCCATAGCAGCAGCAGCTGCGCGAGCATAGGTGCTTGTGGGGTCAATCAATAGACGCACTTTGTCCTGATCATCGATAAGATCGCCATACTCATAGTCGGCCATTGTGACCATACGTCTGGAATGGGGTGTATCGACAATCGGTGTATCCGCATGTCTAGTGGTTCTCAGGACAGCAGCTGCGCTACCTACCTGATCAAAAAATGCCTTTTCACCGTTAACAGTTTCGACATCTACGGCATTTCGCAGCAGAGAACCCATTTGCTGTGATAGCATCTGGACGTTTGCCGAAAACTGATTAACAAAGGCGGTGGTGATTTCTGTACTCATCACAGACCTCTTTCAGTTTAAGTTGGATTGCTGCGCTTGGCTATCTGGCAAAGCCAGACCTTGCTGCTAGTTACGCTAGCTAGTCGGCCTTTCTCAAAGGCTTGCGCTGAGGGGCGCTAGGCTTATCCTCAGATTTTTTTACCCACGTTAAGTAGGTATCTGCCAGCTCGATAGGATCCTTTATGTTCTGTATCGAGCCATAACTGACTGCGAGCTT